GAATTAAATGGCAAAACAAGATTTAAATATTGGTACTCTAGCCAACGATGGTACAGGTGATACCCTTAGAGATGGTGGTACAAAAGTAAAGGCAAACTTTGACGAACTATACACTGCTCTCGGTGGTAATACTGTACAGATTGCGATCCCAGGATCGGGAGTCACTAATGGTCAAGTATTAAAATACAACTCAAGTAATTCAGCTTTCGAACCAGATGCCGATACTAATGTAAATACAACTTACTCAGTATCAGCAGAAGTTTCTGGTACTGATGCTTCAATTAGATTAACTGGCTCAGACGCAAGTACTGATAATGTAAATCTAGTATCTGGTACAGGTATTAATATTGACAGAACTGATGCCGATAATATTACTATAAACAACACAGTCACAAATACTACTTACGCAACCTCTATCGAATCTGTAACAGCTGGATCTAAAGAATTAAGACTAGCTGGTTCAAACTCAGTAAATGATGATATAACTATTACTCAAGGAGCAGGGATAGAGCTTACAAGTTCTTCTACTTCTCAACTAGGTATTAATGCTGTATCACTACAACAGTTTGAGTTTACTGCTGGTGATGGTTCTAACTATACAGTTTCTGGCTCAGGTCTTTTAACTGCTGGTGAAAACGATCCACAATTATTCGTATATAGAGGTCATACCTATCGTTTCAGACATACGATTGCTGCAAACGGACACCCACTTGAAATCGTTTTGTTTGGTACTGGTACTGCACCTGCTGCTGATTATATCAGCTCAACTAATGCTACTAGAAACCTAGCAACAACTAATGACATTATTACATTCACTATCCCAATGAATGCTGCAACAGGAAATACTTACCAATATAGATGTACTGCTCACCCAAGCAACATGCTTGGTACTATAACTGTTGTGTAATAATCTCCGCAAGGAGGACTAATGGCTACAACTTATTATAATGCAAATCAAAATTTAAAAGCTGTAGGAGTTCCTGTAGAATTTACAGAGGAACAAGTCAAGGAGTATATTAAGTGTAAACGAAACCCAATATACTTTATAGAAAACTACTGTAAGATTGTATCGCTTGACGAAGGTGTAGTCGATTTTAAACTCTATGCTTGTCAAAAAAGAAAAGTAAAACATATAATGAAGAATCGCCAGACGATTCTAATGGAAGGAAGACAGCAAGGAAAGACAGTAGTAAGTGCTGCATGTATATTACACTTCACTTTATTTAACGATAATAAAACTGCTGCCATTATGGCAAACAAAGCAACTGCTGCTAGAGAAGTTTTATCTAGATATCAACTTATGTATGAGTATCTACCAAACTGGATGCAACAAGGTGTAGCTGTTTGGAATAAAGGGGATATAGAATTAGAGAATGGTTCTAAAATTTTTACTGCTGCGACTTCTAGTTCAGCGATTCGTGGTAAATCAGTAAACTGGCTATACATTGATGAAGCTGCAATTATACCGAATACTGTAGCTGAAGAATTTTTTACTTCTGTTTATCCTACGATATCTGCAGGTAAGGATACGAAAGTATTACTGTCCTCGACACCTCTAGGATATAATCACTTCTGGAGATACTGGGAAGCTGCACAAGAAGGACGAAATGATTTTAAACCACTGTTTATACCTTATACTGATATTCCTGGAAGGACTAAAACATGGGCAGAAAAACAAAGAGCCTTACTAGGTGAATTAAAATTTAATCAGGAAGTACTGTGTGAGTTTTTAGGATCTAGTTCAACTCTTATAAGTGCGAGTGCCATAGGAGATATGAAACCTAAACCATTTATATTACAACGAGATGGTTTAGATGTACAAGAGGAACCGATTCCTGGACATTCATATACTATTATAGCAGATACTGCTAAAGGTGTGGGTGGCGATTATAGTGCTTTCGTAGTAATAGATACGACAGCAGTACCATATAAAGTTGTAGCAAAGTATAGAAATAATTCTATTAGTCCTTTACTTTATCCTAATATAATAGATAAGATAGGTAAAGAATATTATAATGCTCAAATATTAGTAGAAACTAATGCTAGTGAACAAGTACCATATATATTGTACAACGAGTTAGAGTACGAGAACATGATTATGGTTTCTCGTACCAATATGGGTCAAAAAATTACTGGTGGTTTCGGAGCAGGTAAAAGTCAGTATGGAGTACAGACTGATAAAAAGATAAAAAGAATAGGTTGCCAAAATTTAAAAACATTAATAGATAATGGCAAATTACAGATTTACGATGGCGATATTATAAGCGAGATAAGTACCTTTATAGAAAGCAAGGGTTCTTATGCTGCTGATGACGGATATCACGATGACTTGGTTATGTGCCTTGTATTGTTTGGTTGGCTTACATCTGACCAGTATTTTACTGAAATGAACGATGTAAATTTACGAGAAGAGATGTATAAAAACCAGATGAAACAGATAGAAGAGGAGTTGACTCCTTTCGGTTTTATCAACGATGGGCATAAACACGATGATGAAGAAGAGCTAATTAACTTCTAAATATCGTAAAAAACTAAATAAAAGCATTGGAGTTTTTATAAACTCTTTTGAATTAACGAATTCATTAATAAGGAGAAACAAATGGCTTTTCAACTCAGTCCTGGAGTAGTTGTCAAAGAACAAGATTTCACTTCAATCGTACCTAATGTGGCGACATCGTCAGGTGCTTTTGCTGGGAACTTTCAATGGGGTCCGATTGAGGATCCTGTACAAATTGTTTCTGAAAATAACTTAGTAGAAAGATATGGCAAACCTAACGATGCCACTTTCAATAGTTTTTTCACTGCAGCTAACTTCCTATCATATTCAAACAATCTTCTTGTAGTTCGTGCCGACACAACTGCTGCTAGAAATGCAGTAGCAACTGGTACAGCTGTCAAGATTAAAAATTTGAACGACTATACTAGTTCTTATACTGGTGGTTCAAATAATGTCGGTACTTTCGCTGCCAAGTGGGCAGGAAGCATCGGAAACTCACTTAAAGTAGAGATCGCTGACTCTGCAACTTTTGCTGCTTGGGGTAATAAAGGAAACTTCGATAGAATCCCTGGAACTTCTGCTTCTGTTGCTGCTGCTGGTGGATCTGACGATGAGCTTCATGTATTAGTAATAGACGAAGATGGTTTATTTACTGGTACTGCTGGAACTATTTTAGAACAGTACTCTCATCTATCTGCTGCGAGCGATGCTAAAAAGTTCGACGGATCTAATAATTTTTACAAAGATGTAATAAACTCACAATCAAGATATGTCTGGTGGATGGATCATCCTACTGTGACTGGAACTGCTTGGGGTTCAGCAAGTGCTGGTACTACTTTCGGTGACCTTGGTGCTGTTTATCAACCATCTTTAACAGGTGGAGTAGATACTGCTCCTACTGCAGGAAACTTACAAACTGCTCTAGCAATATTTGCTAATGACGAGTTGTATGATGTTTCACTCATCATGATGGGTAAAGCTGATGCTGCAACTACGACTGCTGCGATTAATAATATTGCTGAAGTAAGAAAAGATTGTATGGTATTCGCTTCTTGTGAAGACGCAAGCGGAAACACAATCTTGGCTACTGATGCTGACCCAGTTGGCGACTGTACTACTTACAGGAACGCACTACCAAGTTCGTCTTATGGTGTACTTGACACTGGTTCTAAGTATCAATACGACAGATACAACGATGTATATAGATATGTACCACTAAATGGTGACATAGCAGGTCTGGCTGCAAGAACTGACTATGACCAAGACGCATGGTTCTCACCTGCTGGTGCTTCTAGAGGTCAAATTAAAAATGTTGTTAAATTAGGATTCTCTCCAAATAAAACTCAAAGGGATACTTTATACCAAGCTGGTGTAAACCCTGTTGTAACATTCCCAGGAAATGGTACTCAGTTATTTGGTGACAAGACTTTACTGTCTAGTGAGTCTGCATTTAACAGAATTAATGTACGAAGATTATTTATCGTACTAGAAAAAGCGATAGCGATTGCTGCGAAAGCACAACTCTTTGAATTCAACGATGAGTTTACAAGAAACGACTTTAAAAACGCAGTTAATCCTTTCTTAAGAGATGTACAAGGAAGACGAGGAATCACAGACTTTACTGTAGTGTGTGATGCTACTAACAACACAGGCGATGTAGTTGATAGAAATGAATTCCGTGCAGATATCTTCATTAAACCAAACAGAGCAATTAATTTCATTACTCTTACATTTGTAGCTAGTAAATCAAGTGTGGACTTTAGTGAGATTGGTGGCTAAATATAACAAAGGAGAAATAAAACATGGCTAATATTGCTGATTTTAAAGCTAACATGACTGGTGGTGGAGCTCGTCCTAATCAGTTCCGTGTTGATTTGGCTTTCCCTTCTTATGTCACTGGTGGAAGAGTTGCTGCTGTACAAGGACAGTTTCTTTGCAAAGCTGCACAATTACCAGCTAGTACATTAGAAAACTTGCCGATCCAATACAGAGGTCGTGCTGTAAACTTTGCTGCGGAGAGAACTTTTGCTCCATGGACTGTAACAGTTTATAATGACACTGACTTCGGTATCAGAAACGCAATCGAAAGATGGCAAAATGGTATTCAGGAATATGCGACTACAGAAGGTCGTACTAATCCGAATGATTACCAAGCTGACTTACTTGTAACACAGCTAGACCGAAATGGTGCTGGAGTAAAACAATATAAATTTGTTGATGCTTTCCCACTATCTATCGGTATAGTTCAGTTGGACTACGATACAACTAATGCTATTGAAACATTTGATGTAGAGTTCCAGTACAACTTCTTTACAAGTAATACAAGCGAAAGTGGTGGATTAGGAGTTAATATATCAATCGATACTCCGATTGGTTCATTCCCAATCAACATTTAATTATTAATTAAAGGTGAATAAATTATGGCTGAATTTTTCGGTTTCGAAATTACACGGAAGAGGAATAGAGAACCTTTAACACCTGTCGCTCCATCACGAGATGATGGTTCTACAGTTCTTACGGATGTAAGTGCTTATTATGGTGTCACCCTCGACCTAGATAATTCGATAAGAAGTGAAAATGCTTTAATAAAAAGATATCGTGAAGTCTCGCAGTACCCAGATTGTGATGGTGCGATAGAAGATATAACTAATGAAGCAATCACAATACAAGATGATGCTCCTAGTGTTCAACTAGTCCTCGACGACTTACCTGTATCCGATAATATTAAAGAAAAGATTCATGAAGAATTTTCAGATATCTATGATATGCTGGAGTTCGACCACAAAGGTCATGATATCTTTAAAACTTGGTATATAGATGGGAGATTATACTACCATTTAATTTTAGATCCTGCATCTCCGAAAGATGGTATTCAGGAACTAAGGTATGTAGATCCTCAAAAGATTCGTAAGATTAAGGATATTAAAAAAGAAAAGAATGCTAAAGGCATAGAAGTAGTAAAGAGTCAAGAAGAATATTACATATACAACGATAAAGGTATAAGCGACTCTAGTACGAAAGGAATTAAATTAAGTAAGGACTCAGTTGTCTTTTGTCCTTCTGGTAATATAGACCAGAACACTGGTATAGTTTTATCGCATTTACAAAAAGCAGTAAAAGCAGTAAACCAGTTAAAGATGATTGAAGATGCTGTAGTTATATACAGACTTAGTCGTGCTCCCGAAAGAAGAATATTTTATGTTGATGTAGGAAACCTGCCTAAGATAAAAGCAGAACAATATGTCAACGATATTATGAATAAGTATCGAAACAAAGTCGTTTACGATGCTACGACAGGTGAAGTCAGAGATGATAGAAAACACCTGAGCATGATGGAAGATTTTTGGATGCCTAGAAGAGAAGGTGGTCGTGGTACAGAAATCACTACACTTCCTGGAGGGCAAAACTTAGGAGACATTGCTGACATACAATATTTCCAGAGGAAACTTTACCAGTCTTTAAATGTGCCTATGTCAAGATTACAAGGTGAGACTGGATTTACTTTAGGTCGTGCTTCTGAAATTACGAGGGACGAATTAAAGTTTAATAAGTTTATACAAAGAGTTCAAAGAAAGTTCAGTCAGTTTATGATTGATATTCTTAGAGTTCAGTTAATTGCTAAAGGGATAATGACTGACGAGGACTTTAATGAAGCAAGATGCGACATTAGAGTTGACTTCTTAGAAGATAATCACTTTACGGAATTAAAAAATAACGAGTTGCTACAACAACGAGTGGGTATGCTTGGCCAAGTAGAACCATATCTTGGTAAGTTCTATTCGTTAGAGTGGGCAAGAAAAAATATATTAATGCAATCTGAAGAAGAGATGAAAGAGATCGACGACCAGATTGAAGCAGAAAAGGCAGAGCAGGAAGCTGACCAAGAACCAGAAGGTGGCGAAGTGCCAGATATGGATTCTATGCAGACTACTGACGAGCCAGAAGATAATGAAGGAGAAGAATAAATGGGTACTAAAGATTTAATAGATGCTATTCAGTCAGGTGATGCTGAAGG